AAGAATACTGAGTCGATTATAGCAGTTTCGGGCATTTTGGTTACAAACGAAGAATAAGTCTCGCCGGGGGCTATATCAAATGTATTTACACCAGTATAATCAGGAGATGATGTGATTTCCTGAGCGGTAAAATGAGAGTATGTGGCGCTACTGTATGGGGAGATGTTGCTGCTAACGCAGCCGGTAGTTTTTCTAAGATTAATTTATATAATGACGCCGGCATATTACTTACATCCGGGGATTGGGAGTATTATCTACCTAATAACACTACCATTGGTAAGTTTAATATTATATTTCCTACCTCAGTAAATTTAGACCCAGGCACATATTATCTCGCAGTAAGCGGCGCGCCTCATACTGCAACTACCGCTACAATGTATTCCGCAACTTTCGCCTCTTCATTTTGGAGAGGGGCATCGCCTATGGGGGGCACGGATGTAATGTATGTGAGTAGCAACACTTTTAGCAGCGGAGCACCAGTTTGGACTACAAAAAATGATCGACAGGCGTTTATAGGGCTGCTCATAGATGGGGTCGATGATGGGGTACAGACTGCTGGCGGCGGTGAAACATCCAGTGTATTTTTTGCTTAAATAAATATAAAATGAAAAATCCGGAAACAGAGGAAATTGATAAAGACATTGATAGTCTTTTAGAGATATATCAACTTTTGATAAAGGGTCTTCTTAAAAATCCTCCCGGGGGAGCATCAACATATAAAGCGACTATTGAGTTTAAACTTAAAAAATTATACAACCAGAAAGTCAGCAATCTCGCAAAGACTGAGGAGGATTTTAAGGTTCTTATGGACCAAATCCGAAAGGGTAAGAAAGTCGAGCAAGAGCATGATGTGAGCGAGATTGAGGCTATAAAAATCACTCTCGACCATCTTGAGGAAGATCCAAAGTACTATACTAAACTTAAGAAAATGGAAGAATCCCTATCGTTTAGCGATTATTATAATCTTGTATTGGCCCTCGAGCAAGAGACTTTAGGATTAGTAGAGCCTATAAAAATAGAGGGCATTGACACGGAGCTCGTTGCTCTCATAGACTCGGGAAACGCCGCATATAATGTGCTACACGGCGTAGATATTGAGGATAGAGGCAGTGAGGTGGAGTTTATAACTACCAATAACGTGAGAGTGGTAAGACCTAAGGTGGATGAGATTACCATTCACGTTGGAGCGGGTCATGATGAGCATAGACCCGTCGTAGAATTTACTATCGAGATCGGAAGTAAAGTATATCCTGATGTTAAGTTTAGCATCGGAGATAGAACAGAAAATCAGCACCCAGTGTTAATAGGTGCTGATTTCCTTAAGCAAGTTAATGCTCTTATAGATGTAAGCAAAGAGTGATTACTTCTTTGCGAATTCTACAAACTTATAGAATTCATTGCGGGTAGACTCTTCATCGAGGAATGATCCACTCATGCGCGCTGTCCGCATAGTCGAGTCGTGCTTGATGCCTCTATTAGAGCAGCAAGTATGATTTGCTTCAATCAAAACAGCGACACCTTTATTGTTTTCACAGACTTTATCGATATATTCATGAATTTGCATTGTACAATTTTCTTGAACTTGAGGTCTACGAGAGAACCAATCAACGATTCTATTTAACTTGCTCAAGCCGATTACCTTACCGTCTTTACTGGGTATATAGGCAACGTGAGCAAAGCCGGTCCAAGCGAGGTGATGGTGAGAGCAGAGACTAACTACCTTAATATTAGTCTGCGCTACAATCCCGTCGTATCCATCAACATTGTCGAATGCGGTGACTTTTGGAGGAGCTGAATAGCAGCCCATTCCGATATCGTTAACAAACGCTTTTGCGACTCTCATTGGAGTATCGGCAGAATTCGGATCATTTCTCCAATCAAAACCAAGAGCATCCATATAGGACTCATATGCCTTGGCAGCTTTTAAGATGATCTCTTTTTTTTCTTCTTCTGTTCGTGGAATATTTAAATTAGCGTATTTTAGCATAATAGAATATAATGGTTTTCTCGATATAATCAATAAATAAATGTATAAAAATGAAATTTAACAGGATACTTGAGCAATATGTAAGAGAGAGTGAAGCTTTGACGAGGATAATAGTCAAGGTAGACCCGCTCAATAATTCCCGTAAAGACTACAGAGATTTAGATGGATATGAAGGCTATATCTTAAAAGAAGAAAATGATAAGTGGTCTATTCTTTTTGAAAATATTAATATTCCTATAGCAGATGTACCGTTTTCGGTTATTAAGGTCGTGGATGTTCCCTGTGACGAGACATTTAATAATATTAGGATGTTCGGTCTTAAGGCTATTGAGGAGAGAAAAGGGCTAACAATGGAGATAATAAGCAAGATTAAATCATGTAATAGTATTGATTTTCTCGAGCAGTATCTAAAAGAAGAAGGTCTCAATGATAGCGAGATAAAGGATGTTTATAAAAAGGCTCTTTTGAGCGATACAATAAGCGAAAACGTTTTAAGCACGGTCGGTAAAATAGCGAGTAGCGCGGGCAAAGTATTGGGCGGTATCTTACAGCCTGATTACGCTATTATGGATTTTGTAAAGAATAAATATAAGGAGGTAAAGAATAATATTAAAAAAGTCTGGGGCGGTAATACTGCGTCGACCACGCCGAATCCGGCGCAGGGTACACCAGGCAATATTACTGGCCCGACTAGGCCCCCGACGGAAATTGCCTCAAAGGTAGATAGTAGTGTTCCAAAGTTATACGACATACGTAGCGAATTAATGAATTATATACAAAGTGGTAGTATTCCCGCTGGGATTTATAAATCATATAGAGATGTTAATAGCGATAGTTATTATTACAATACAAGAACTCATGACATAATTAAAATTTCCCCCACTACAAGCACATCAAAATATAACATTCGGCTTGGAAATCGATATGATGCGGCGCCAAATCCGGATAAATCTGAGAAATATTTTAATACTATATTTCCCGTGGAGAGGTCGACCAGGAGTATTAAGCTTCATGCCAAAAAATTAGCGGATTTTACTTAGAGGCTTTAACTTGATAAAATAGAAATCTACCATATATTATGGTATGAGTAAGTTTCAAAGTACAAAAGTAATCGAGTTAGGTTCGTCAGCATTCAGGCAGTGGAGAGCATCTCAGAGTCATTGCCAGTATGTTCACGGGTACCAATTAAAGGCTAAATTTTGGTTTGGGTGCTCCGAGCTGGATGATAAAAATTGGGCCGCCGATTTTGGCGGGTTGAAAGAATTAAAAGCTCATCTACAAAATACATTTGACCATAAACTACTTATTGCGTCAGATGATCCGTGTTTGGATGAGTTCATTCTTTTGGAGAAGAAGGGAGCAGTTCAGCTATCTATATTTGAGAATGGGGTAGGTATCGAGAGAGCAGCGGAATATTGCTTTAAAACTGCTTCCGAGTTTATTAAAGATAAATATGGAGAACGGGTATGGGTTGAGAGAGTAGAGGTATTCGAGCATGAAGATAACTCTGCTATATATTCAGTATCGAGTACTGCTGTCGAGTCTGTAAGCCAACATACACCTCCACAGGAAGTTGTAGCGCCCGCTGCCCCAGCTGTTAGGGATCGATCAGCGCCACTGTATTGTAAGACGGATAAATCGCTTGCGGATATCTTAGCCGGTCGGTGATATTCCTTCTACTACTTCGCAAATATAGGCGAGTAGAGGGTGACGAACAATTTCGTTATTGGTGAAAGTAAAGGTGTGGATTCCCATGTCTTTACTTTTTTCCGTATCAAAGGCACGGTGAACATCCATAAAGCCTGTTTTATATCCAATATCGCTCTGTCTGCTATCTCCAAGGAGAACGTATCTCGATCCAATACCGAATCTGGTTAGAACAGTTATTAGTTCTGATTTAGTCATATTCTGGCATTCGTCAACAATAACTATACTATTTTTAAACGTTAACCCTCTAACTAAGTTTACAGGAACACAGTTAATAGAGCCAGATTTCATTATGTGATGAACATCAGTAGGAGATAAAAGCTCGTGTAGCTTATCCATCAAAGGCATAGACCAGGGATGGAACTTTTCGTGTAAATCCCCAGGAAGATATCCCAGCTTATTAGAAGCTGATTCAACTACACTTCTTATATATACAATATCGTCTATTTGACTTTTTCTTAAAAGCAATAATGCCGCAAGTGTCGCAATATATGTTTTAGAGCTACCAGCAGGGCCATTAACAATGCACATATTTGTTCCGGGATTTAATATACTTTCAAGGAATTGCTTATGTATATTGCTTAGTGGGAATTCGTTGTTTATAACGAATTTGTTGTTCCACTGCTTCTCTAAACTCGCTTCGACCTCATTGAGAGATCCCGACTTAGGCCTTGCTTTTCTTGGCATATACATATATTTAGTCAAATTTCGCTTGGATTTATCATTTATTCAAAGTAAATAACGTATATGAGAATAGCAGTTTCAGGCACGGCCAATACCGGTAAAACAACTTTTATTAAGGATTTTCTTGGTAAGTGGAAAAACTATACTACCCCGGAAAAGACCTATCGAGATGTTATTGCTGAGGGCAATTTACCTCATAGTGACAAAACTAATATAGCTACCCAGAGAGCGATTTTGGACCATCAAGTATTAACTCAGTCTCAATATAAGAAAACAGATAATGTTATATTTGATAGATGCCCGTTTGATAATCTCGTATACTCCATGTGGGCTCTAAATCAGGGCGAAGGGGATATAAATGAAAAATTTATCGATGAGTGTATACCTCTCGTTAGAGAGTCGATGAAGAGCCTTGATGTTATTTTCTTTATACCCATTACAAAAGCGGCTCCAATTAATATTGAGGAGGATGGAGTGCGTCAATCAAACGAGCAATATATTAAGGAAGTAGACTTGCTATTTAAGGAATTTCAGAGACGGTATAATCATCAATCTCTTGAGCCTTTCTTCCCTCAAGATGATTCTCCCGCTATAATTGAAATCTTTGGTAGTAGACAAGAGAGGCTTTATATGGCTGGTCTTTATATCGATAATGACGGCGATGCTATCGAGGGGGATATGGAGTCTATAATCGGTAAGGATGCGATGGAAGAACTCTTTAAGTCTCAGAAGGAAGAGTTATTTAAGAAAGATAATATCATCTTTAGTTAACTATATCAAGATTTACTCCGAGTAGACTGTATATATCGTCTTGAGATACACGCTCTAATATAATTTGCGCTGGATAAGTAGTTCCGTTGTAGTGTGCATAATTTATAAGGGGAGGCTTAGGTAAGACGTTATTATCTAAAGAGCCATCGCCTAAGACAAGATTACCGTCGGTCGATACTCGCAAAGCGACCCGCGCTGTTTTACATATGTAGAAAAAACCATCTATTGTAGAGGTAATACACGTTTTTCCTTTTAAAGCTCTGACCGGAGCATATTTAATATCGCCCACGAGCATAGTTCTTTTTGGTGTATCTATTTGAGATATATTGGTATATAAGTTACATCCATAAGGCTCTCCTACAAAAACGCCAGCTTCCTCGTAGTGCTTACCGGGATTTCTAATACTAAAGGTGGTCGCCGCTCTAACCCGATAAGTACCGGGGGGTAGTAGTATACTACCATCGTTCGCGAGTATTTGATCGGCGCTGTCGTAAAAGCTATTAAGAGAATTTGCTCCTATAAAGTTGTACGGTATTATATAATCCATAACATTTTTTATTATTACCTCTCTTAAATCTGCCGGCCTCATTTTATAGTAGAGAGCGATCGAGCCCTTCAGTTCAGTATTTATATTGAGCGCGCTCGCAGCAATAAAGAAATTATCATTTATTATATTGAGATTCGCAGTATTGTTTTCTACAGTAGGTCCAAATTCAGCATTATAATTTTTGTATACTATATCCTCTATTGCAATTAAACGCAAACCATCTTCAGTATCAATAATAATTTTACTACTATTGTCTACTACTCTGGTTTCAGGTATATTACTAAAATTTATTTCTGTAGAGTTATTGCTCATTTTCTTGCGTCATTAGGGTATGAATAACCATCCCCCCATATTATTCTTACGGCGCCTGGGCCCCCATCCATTAGATCTACATTATCAACTGCATAATAAACACTTCTCCCTCCCCCACCATATTGTTTACCCGTGCCCTGGGACCCGGCCTGCCCAGGAGCGCCGGGAGCGCCGCCGCCCCCGTTATCAACACCGCTTCTGGGGTGACCGTCGTAGCCAGCCCCGCCCCCGGGTCCGCTATCATTCTGGTCGCTTCCTCCCCCGCCGCCACCTCCGCCCTTCCCGTTTTCGCCCTTAGCATCTGTTAAGACCGGGACCCGTCCCGCGCGGGTCTGTTTAAAGGTCTTTGTTGCTTGGCCGCCGTTGCCGCCCTCGCCCCCATACCCACCAGCACCGCCGCCGGCTCCAGTGTATTCTCCGAGCTTAACGGCTCCGCGCGTGGGAAGATTTAAAAGTACATTAGATGACCCCTTACCGCCCGTGTAGTAAAATCTTGAAAGCCTGTTAACCGATCGGCCGCCACCAGCGGCTATTAATAATAGATAAGTTACGTCATTTCTTATTAAAGATAATTCAGAATCTTCTCCCTTTCTGTCATCTTTGTTATCGTATCGTTTTCCTTGCCCTCCCCGGCCGGATTTAAGTACTATCTTATCCCCGGGACGAACTGGGATGTGATTTAAGTACGAGAGATCACCACCATCGCCTGCTCTACCAGGATCGTAGGGGTCATTCTTAGTCTGGTCATAAAAGGATTTAAAACCGCCTTGCCCGCCACCTATACACACCGCATGTATGAATTTAATATTGTCAGGTATAATGTACTCTTTTTGTACGCCACCTACCGCAATTATCTCACCGAACTGAAGCTTCGGAGTCGGTGGTTTAATGGTTGTAGTCGTAGTAGTCGTAGTAGTCGTGGAAGTCGTAGTAGTTGTTGGGTCATCGGGGTCGCCGGGTCCTCGAGTCGTCGATGTAGTCGGTCTGCGCGTTGTTGTCGGCGGAGGCGGCGTCGACCCGGGATCATCTGGGACCGTTATAACTGAGCATTTAGGGTAATATATCCCCGGCTCAGTAATATATTGTCTTTGAGAAACTACTCCGTTTATATCTACTCTAAATATAGTGTCGTATTGTTCTCCTACTTTCTTAGTAGTCTCGTCCACAATAAGACCGTACCATCCAGGATCAGGGGTTATTAAATCTTTATCTCTTATATCGTATCTATAAAATATTTTAGGCAAAATTCCTTGAGAGTCACGTTGTTGCTTCCTATACTTTACAGTATCACCTATTTTAATATAACCTTGATATGATTTAGGCTCTGTAATATATCCCCTCGCATCACCAAGGTAATCAACCCCATTTTTAATAAAAGGCAGATGAGTTATAACGAATAATGAAGAGGCTGGTATTACACTTGTATCTTGAGCAGCAATTCTTTGAAGCCATCCTGCGTTGTAAATAAGGGGTACGCGAGGTTGAGGGGCCAGCGCTTGAGACCTAAAGCCCTGTGGCGAATCCTCAAGAGGAGCCAAGGTGTCAGTTTCAGATATTCTTTCTATTATTATTCTGGATTGATTAAATTGCTCTCTCCCGAATAAATCACTTATACTAAGATAGTTTTTATCAAGAACTCCGCTATCGGTATTTTGAGTATACGTCCCCGTAACAACGCCCGGGTATAATTTTCCTAAAGTATGAACTTTAAGACCGTATTGTTTTGTCTTGTCTGTGTAGAAGTAACCATTTAGGGTTAGGGTAATACTCTGACCGATATTATTATACGTAGATGAGCCAGAGCCGTTTAAAATTATTCTTTCTGGGTTCGTGAGTTGAACAAAGGATAAATAAGACCATACTTGCTGCTTTCTTCTAATAAATTCATCAAGAGTTTTTTGGTCTAAATCAATATTTACTTCAGGGGACAAACTAATACTTGCGCGTACTCTGTAGGTTCCCTTTGGCACTGATATAGTTCCCTGACCAAATACTACGCGATCAACATCACATTCCGTAGATTCGGTTTTTACCCCATCCACGCTGAGAGAGAGTTTATCCACAAGAGAATTATCAAATACTACAAGATTGTTAGGCCCTATAAAGGGAGTATCAGTAGAAGTTATAAATTCTCTATAACTCGCAGAACTCAATGTCCCCTCAGAGGTTGTATTGGTTATATCAATAAGATGAGCAGTAGATCTGCCTATACTTTTTTCAGTTAATTCTGTAACAAGTTCGTTATATTTATCTGTAGAATATTGCTGTAAGTTATCAACTCCGTTAGTATCGTTTGTAATATCTTGCTGAAACGATATTTGATTTGTTTTAACAAATAAATTATCATAATCAACGAGATAGGCTTTGCTATCTCTATCTATAATAATTTTGTCGCCGGGGATAAAGTCCTGACTTAGAGGGAGCTCGTTTATTTTTGGGATACCCTGCGACGACATAATAATATTTATTTAACTATTAATATATTGTTTTCGCTTTTTACCGTACGCGGATACTTTATTTTCTTTAGGATCATATTTAGATTCATATTCTAAATGAAATTCCGTTACTATATTAGATTCAATTTTAATAAATCTATCGAAATTTATACCTCTACCCGCTTCGAAGGTGTATGGAGTACTATCAAGAGACACAACCCCATACCAGCCGTTTTTTAAGGTAGATAATTCATCTATAAATGAATTAACAGGATTATAATAGTTGGTAACGTAGTCTCCATCTATTTCTCCAAATCCGCGACCGATTTTTATATCCTTTGAGCTTTTCAAAGGGGGAGGGCGTTGAATAGATACGGGGGTATATTCCTGCAAGGATAGTTTTTTTGCGAATACATAACTACCGATATCTAACTCGCCTCCGGGTAGATTTGTATACGATTGTATATCCCCTGCCCATAACGCCCACGTAAGTTCGCCATCATCGAGGGGAGTTTTTGTTGGTATATCTTGGCTATAACTATCAAAAAATTCAGGAGACACGATATCGTTATATTTCGGTCTCCAAGCATTAAAAATTTGAAAGCGCCTACATGTTGCCGCTATGGTATATAATTCGGGGAACAAATAGCTATCCTGCTCACTGAAAGATATATCATCATCAATTACCCTCGAGGAGTTTAGGCTAATATCTATAATTGTTTGATATGGATCTCCGGCAAAGTTGCCAAGTCTTTCCTTTAAACGTGATTTAACCACTCCGTATTTTATATTGCTATCGACGGCAATATTATCCCAACTCCATCCCTCGACATAAAATAAAAATCCAGAAAAGTAAAATAGCTGATTTGGCAGCAAATCAGTGGATTCAGGAACATCTATATCTTGTATATAATTTTGTTGGCTCATTATTTTGCGTTATCTGGAAAACTTTTACCCGGGCCCCATATGATTCTAACAGCCCCATTACCGCCGTGTCTGTTGGATACTCCCGGAATACCACCGGTCTCGCCCTTACCGCCGCCTCCACCGCCGTATTCAAATCCGAATGACGACCTCTCGGTGAAACCCATGGAGTTGGGTCTTGAGCCGGCC